AGATTGTTGTTCGTTGCGGGTATCTGGGATCAAAGCGCTATTTCCGCCTGCGCGTTGACACCACTGGCACGCATACCAACGGCACACCGATGTCCATGGTTGGCATCCAGAGCCGTCTGCATAACGCCCCAGTTAAAGACGCTTAATGAAATGGCGGGGCTTTTAAGGCCCCGCCTCTTTTTAAAAGGATAAAACGATGAGCAAAACAAAATTGATTTTCAACGAAGACTGGAAAGTCGCAGTAGCAGGCATTCATGTCGTTGATTGCAAAAAGGGCGAAGAAGTTGAATTGCCCCGACTTGAGGCTGATCTGGCGATTGAGCTGGGCCTTGCTGAAGAAGTAGGCGGATTGCCAGTCACCAAGAAAAAAGCTGTGACTGTACCAGCACCAAAACGCGAAAAGAAAGACAAGACCGTCGCCAAGGAAGCTGGCGTTGATGCAGAACCTGCAAAGGCTGCACAAGACAAAGTTGAACAGGCGGCCTAATGTCGCTTAAACTTATTGCGCCACCGCAGAATGAGCCTTTGACCTTGGATGAGGTCAAGGCCCATCTGCGCGTGACAAGTGATGATGAAGATGATCTGATCCGTGGTCTGATGACAGCCGCGCGGCTGCATGTCGAAGGCAAAGACGGTATTCTTGGCTGCGCACTTGTCACGCAAACATGGGATTATTTCATGGACAGTTTTGGCTGTCATGATGAAGATGAAATTGAAATTCCGCTGGGGCCTTTGCAATCTGTTTCAGCGATTACATATATCGATACTAATGGAACAGAACAGACACTAGCGCAAAATCAATACGAAGTATTTTCAAGTAATATGCCAGGCGTTATTGCGCCCGCCTACGGAAAAATATGGCCAGATACACGGGATAAAAAGAATGCCGTAAAAATAAGATTTGTCTGTGGGTTTGGCGCGGCAAAAGATGTACCGCAACCGATCAAACAAAGCTTACTTTTGACAATTGGTCATTTCTATCAAAATAGAGAAGCATTTGTTTCTGGCGGAATGAGTGATTTACCCATGGGGGTTTATCATCTTTTGATGCCTTATCGCCGTGTGGGGTTCTGATGAACGCCGGTGATATGGATCAGAAAATAAAGATCCAAAAAAAGAGTATAACGCGTGCCGATACTGGCGAGGCTATTGAAACATGGTCAGATTTTGCCAGTGTGTGGGCACGCGTCAAAGATTTCAGCGGGCGTGAGTTTTTTGCAGCGCAGGCGGAGCAGTCAGAAATTACGACCAGTTTTCTGATTTATCACATAGATGGGCTGACCTACGACATGCGCGTATCCTATAACGGAGATTATTACGATATTGAACAAATCATCCGTATGACCAGGCGTGAGGGAATTGAGATCATGGCGAGCCGCAGGGGGGCTGGATGAGCAAGCCGCCTGTACGTATAGAAATTGAGGGACTTAGAGAGCTTGATGTAAAACTGCGAGAATTGGAAAAAGAACTATCCGGCGATATTGTCAGGAAAAGCTTTCGCGAAGGCGCAAAAATTATAAAAGATCGTGCCCAAGATCTTGTGCCCAGAAGTCCAACGGGCGAACGGTCTGAAAAAACTGAACCTGGAAATAAAAGACCACTTTGGAAATCACTTCGGATCAGCCTTCCTGGTAAAAGATTTCTCGGCAAAAAAGCTTCCAATATTTACAGGGTCGTTGCAAAACACAGGCTGGCATGGCTGGCGGAATACGGATCTGCACCACGAAAACGCAAAAGCGGTGGATCAACTGGGTCGATGCCTGCATCTTCTTTTATGCGCCGCGCGGTTGATGAGACGGGAGACGCTGCGGTACGTGCCATTGTTGATATGGCAAAAAAACTGATTGAAAAAGCGGCGATAAAGATAGGCAAGGGTAAATAGTGTCACTTGAAAGCGAAATTTACAGCCGGTTGTCATCGACAGGGGCGCTGACTGCGATTGTTTCGAACAGGATTTATCCATCGGTCATCCCACAAAACGCTCTGTATCCTGCTGTGGCTTATCAGCGCATTTCCAGCCAACGTGAAAGCGTCATGGGAACGGATACAGGTGACTTGATGGCGCGAGTGCAGTTTTCACTGCATGGCGCCAGCTTTACGGGGCATATCGTTCCTGGCGTTGCGGCGTTGCGGGCGGCCTTGCAAAGGTATAGCGGCGGAAATATTCAGGATTGCTACATTGACGGTGAAATTCACGACTACGACGACGAATTAGGTCTGCACCGCGCCGTTGTCGATTTTCTTATCTGGTACAAGGAATAAAAATGGCAACAAGTATCATTCGTAATCAAAAAATATTGTTTGGCGGCTATGATCTGACCGGCCAGACAAACAGTCTTGCCCTTGAATACGGCTGCGACACGCTGGAACGTACGGTTTTAAATGACGATACGCATAATTTTACATCCGGCTTGTTCAATATCACGGCTGGTGCCAGCGGTTTTTTTGACCCTGCTACAGATAAAATATTGTTTGATGGCACCGGTGTTGACGGACGGCTTTTGACTTATGCGCAAAGTTTGACGACTGGGTCGGTCGCGCATTTCTTTCAAAGCATGGTTTCAAATTTTGAAAGCGGCGGTTCTGTCGGCGAATTGATGACTTATAATTTAAGCGCGGGCGCTCAAGGAAAGCTGCTACGCGGCGTTGTCGGCGGCAATGTTGTCGATGCGGCCAGTAATGGCAACGGGACAGCCATAAACCTTGGCGGAGTAGCGGCTGGAAAGAAAGTTTATGCCGGTGTGCATGTAACCAAGGCGGGAGGAACAACGCCCGCCTTGACGCTGACTTTAAAGAGTGATGCTACGAACGCATTTTCAGGTGCGGAAACAACGCGGATCACATTCAGCGGCGTCAATGCCGTTGGTAGCGATTTAAAAGAATTACCAGGCGCCATCACAGACGGATGGTGGCGCTTTAACTGGGCGATTACCGGCACATCGCCGCAGTTTTCGTTCGTTCCCGTCATCGCCATCTTATAATCAGGAGAAATACATGGGCACAAAAGTCCTTAAGAATGCCAAGGTCGTACTTGCGAGCAGCAACAACATTTCCGCGCAGGTAAAGCAGGTTACGCTTAATTATTCGGCTGATACACTTGAAAGCACGGCTATGGGCAATGACACGCATCTTTTTGCCGCTGGCCTTAAAAACTGGGATATTAGCGTTGAATTTAACCAAGATTACGCGGCAAGCGCGATCGATAGTATTTTGTTTGGTTTGGTCGGCACAGAGGTTCTGGTCGAAGTCTGGCCGGAAAACGCAGCGACCAGTACATCGAACCCGAAGTATAGCGGCCAAGGTGTTATCGTTTCTTATCCGCCTTTGAACAATGCAGTGGGCGAACTGGCAAGCGGAACGCTGGCTATTCAGGCCGCTGGCACGCTTTCGCGGGCGACATCCTAATGGGGGGGGCTGTTTTAAACCGTGCCGACATCCTTGCCGTCAAGGACGCCAGGGTCAAACGGTTTCCAGTTGCAGAATGGAACGGCGACATCTTTTTGCGCAGTCTGACAGCGGCCGAACGCGAGAAATGGGAAAGTGTTTTCGAGGCGCGACGCGAAAAAACCACGGCCAGTGTCATGGCGCTCTTGGCGGCCTATGCCATTTGTGATGAAAATGGCAACAGTCTGTTTACCGAGGAAGATGTTTCCGCCCTTGCAAAAAAAGATGGTGCGGTCATGCTCCGCATTGCCGAAGCTGCAATGGCAATGAATGCTGTCACTGAAAAAGATATCGCGGATATCGCAAAAAACTAAAAAACCGTCCGCTGCGGCGTTTCATGATCGATCTTGCCCTAAAGCTGGGTAAAACGATTGCTGAAATTGAGCGGATGGAATCACGTGAACTGTCTGAATGGATCGCTTATTTCCAGCTATTGACAGATGAGCAAACAAAATCAGCTATGGATCACAAAGCCGCGCAGTTACAAAGCAAAGCAAAATCAGCTTTAAAGGCATAAAATGGCAACAGTCGCATCTATTGCGGTTAATTTCAGGAGTGATTTGGGGGTCATCGCTAATGATCTGACGAACGTCCGCAAGACATTCAGTAAGAATATCAGCCAGATCAAATCACTTGCCGCAGGGGCTTTTGCCACATTTGTTTCTGTGAGCGCGATCAAGGAAACGATCAGCATGACGGCGGCGCTGAACGATATGGCGCAAAAGACGGGCTTTGCTGCAGAAGGCATACAAAAACTGCGGATAGCGGCAGGACAAAATACGGTGAATGCAGAAACACTGGATGGGGCACTGACAAAATTTAATACAACACTTGGTCAAGCCCGCGATGGATCGGCACAAGCCGCCAAAGCGTTGGCAAAATTCGGCATCACGCAAAAAGATATTGCAACGCTTTCGAACGAAGAAATTCTGAATAAAGTCGCCGATGGCATGGCACGCATAGAGGATAGCGGACTACGTGCCAGCCGCGCCGCCGTGCTTTTTGGTAAAGACGCTGGCCCCGGAATGGCCGTATTTTTGGCGCAGGGTTCTGGGTCACTGTCTGAATTCAACGCTCGGCTGCAAGACGCCGGTGCAATCATGGACAATGATTTGGTTGCCCGCGTTGGCGGCTTTGCCGATAAGATGGGTACGCTTGGCAGTACAGTGCAAATGGCATTTGGCAACGGATTATTCTCGACGCTTGCCAGTGAAATTGATCTGACAGATGACACGCTCATATCCGCTGCGAAAAGCGCAAATTCTTTTGGCAAGTTTATTGGCAGTCTTGGTGCGCAGATACTTGAGCTTGGCAAATTTATCTTTGATGGTGCGATAAAACCGATCTGGGATATTATTGGTGGGTTTGACCATTTAAAATTAATATCTGAAAGCGTCATTACTTTTATAAAGCTGTCTTTTCAGTCTTTAAAGGTTACAATTGATACTTTTTTGCTTGGCATAGCCAAGGGGTTAGACCTTCTAGACTCTGGTATTACTAATGCAAAAAAGAAACTTGGTTTTGATGCAGAGCGTAGCAGCTTTACAAAAGATTTTTTTGATGCGCAGAAGCTTTCTTTAGAAGATTCCGTAGCAGAACAAAAGAAACTTTTTTACGAATTAGGAAAAAACGTTTTAAACCAATCTGATTTTTTTTATTCACCTGACCGTGATGCCTTTATGAAGAGCCTTGAAAAGAGTAGCAGCATGGTCAAGGATACTACAGACAAGCTGAGTATTTTTGGCAAAGCAGGCGAAGATGCTGGCGATAAAGCCGCGCGCGGTCTTATCAAGACCAAAAACGCGGCTGATAATCTTAAAAAGTCAACGGAGAGCGCTAAAGAGTCGCAAAATTCGCTGTTCTCAAGCTTGATTGGTAATATTGGTGATACAAATTTTTCATTCAAAAGCCTTGGCGAAACGATTTTAAACAGCCTGACAAGCCGCGTCCAAAACCAAGGATTTGGTGGTTTTGGATCCTTTTTTAATGATATCGGCGGCATTTTTTCAGACATCTTCGGAGGCTTTCGCGCCGATGGTGGTGGTGTTGCCGCTGGCAAGGCCTATGTCGTAGGCGAGCGCGGGCCGGAATTGTTTATGCCGGGGCAGTCTGGATCTATTGTGCCGAATGGCGCGGTGATGTCTGGCGGCGGTGGAGCGTCGGTAAACGTTAATATCATTAATCAGGCAGGCGTTGACGTGCAGGCGCGGCCTTCTTCGAACGGACGTGATATCGAGATTATGATCCGCAACAGCATGCGCAGCATGATTGCCGGTGGCGGTGTGGATGATGTCATGCGCAATAGATTTGGCGCACGTCCTGTGCCGACGGGGCGTTAATCATGCCGACATGGCCTAATACACTGCCCAAGGCGTTGATCGAAGGTTACGCAGAAACGCCAGCCAATAATGTTTTGCGAACGCAGATGGACGTGGGGCCAGCCAAGACACGCAGACGCACGTTTGCAAATGTCAGGAATTTGACGATCAACCTGCTTTTGAGTAGCGCACAATGGACGGCACTGGATAACTTTTACGATGTTGAAACTTTGAGCGGTTCATTGCCGTTTGATATGCCGCATCCGCGCACAAATGTGACGGGTAATTTCAGGTTTGTTTCTCCGCCGCAACTATCTGCGCTGTCGAGTAATTATT